AAGAAAAGTAGAAGAAGTGTTAAACAACTTTGAACCAAGAGCAAAGATAACACAAATTTTGGCTGATCCTGATATTGATAGAAATTCATATAGACTTGAAATTAAATTTTATGTTATAGGAGTACAAAATCCAATTACGGTAGAAACATTTTTAGAAAGATTAAGATAAGATGGCAAGCAATAAATTACAAGTTTCAGATTTTGATTTTGACGATATAAAAGCAAATTTAAAATCATTTTTACAAGATCAATCAGAGTTCCAAGCTAATATGTTAGCAAATGAAATGTACCTAGACAGTGCTGATATAAGAAAGAATATTGTATCATTGGCTAAGATGTTAGGTTATACACCAACATCACCTAAGTCACCTACAGCAACAATTGATATATTGATGAATAATATTCCAACTACTGTTGCTACAATTACAATGGCAAAAGGTACAGCATTCACAACAACTGTTGATGGAGAATCATATCAGTTTGTCACAAATGCTACACACACATTAACACCAGTAAGTGGTGTTTATAAATTTTCAAGTATACCTATTTACGAAGGTACTTTAGTTACATTTAAATATACAGCTGATAGTACAGATGTAGACCAAAGATTTGTAATACCAAGTGTAAGTGCAGATACTACAACTTTAAAAGTATCAGTACAAAATTCAGCTAGTGATACTACAACTAGCACATACGCATTGGCAACAGGTATAACAAGTATATCAGCAACATCAAAAGTTTATTTTTTACAAGAAATGGAAGATGGTAAATTTGAAGTTTATTTTGGTGATGGTGTATTAGGAACAAAATTAACAGATGGCAACATTGTAATATTGGAATACATTGTATCAAATAAAGATGAAGCAAATGGAGCAAGTACATTTACATTATCTGGTAACATAGGTGGTTATACAGATGTTACTCCAACAACTGTATCAAATGCTCAAGGTGGATCAGATGCTCAAGCAAAAGAATCTATTAGATTTAATGCGCCCTTACAATTTTCAGCACAAGATAGAGCTGTAACAACAGCAGATTATGAAAGTTTAGTACAATCAATTTATCCTAATGCACAATCAGTTTCAGCTTGGGGTGGTGAAGATGATGAAACACCTATTTATGGTGTAGTTAAGATTGCTATTAAAGCAGCATCAGGTTCTACTTTAACAAATGCAACTAAAACAGATATTGTAACACAATTAAAAAAATATAATGTTGCTTCTGTTAGACCAGAGATCATTGATCCTGAAATAACTAAACTCTTACTAACATCTACAATTAAATTTGATGCAAAATCTACAACTAAAACAGCAACAACTTTAAAATCAGAAGTATTAACAACTCTTACAAATTATAATACAAATACACTTACACAATTTGATGGTGTATTTAGATATTCAAAAGTCACAGGATTAATTGATGGTACAGATAATTCAATACTATCAAACATAACAACTTTAAAAATTAGAAAAGATTTTACTCCTACATTATCATCATCTACAAAATATAATGTTTATTTTAGAAACGCATTAAATAACCCACACTCAGGTCACAATGCAGCAGCTGGGGGTATATTAGAAAGTTCTGGTTTCAAAGTATCAGGTGATAGTTCAACTGTATTCTTTTTAGATGATGATGGTCAGGGTAATGTAAGACGATATAGTTTTTCTGGCGCAACAAGAGTTTATGCTAACAACACGCAAGGAACAATTGATTATGATACTGGCGCAATAACATTAAACTCTTTAAGTGTATTAAGTGTAGAAAATATTAGAGGCGCAGCTTCAACTAAAATAGAATTAACAGTAGTACCAAATTCAAATGATGTAGTTCCAGTAAGAGATCAAATATTAGAAATAGATACAGCCAATTCATCTATTACAGTTAGTGCAGATACTTTTGTTGGTGGCTCAGCTGAAGCAGGAGTAGGGTACACAACATCAAGTAGCTACTAATGGCCAAGTTTACCAAAAAGATAACTAACCTCATAAATCAACAAGTACCAGAGTTTGTACTTAGCGATCACCCTAAATTTTTAGAGTTTGTAAAATCATATTATAAATTTATGGAGTCGGCAGAAATTACTCTGGCGAATATAGAATTAACAGATGGTATTCAATTAGAGACAGAAACAGCACAAACAAATAGTTTAATATTAGACGCTTCTAAATTAGATACTGATAGAACATCATTGGATGCTGGTGATAAAATACTACTAGAAGATTCTGGTTTTGGTAAATTTCAAAGAGGTGAGATAGTCACTGGTCAAACATCTAATGCTACTGCTACAGTCTTATCAGAAGATTTAATTAATAATAGATTATTCATATCAGCACAAGATAAATTTATACAAGATGAAGTTATCATAGGTGCCACTTCTACAGCTAGAGCAACCATATCTAATTATAAACCTAATCCTGTAAACAACATACAAGACTTATTAAATTTCCGTGATCCTGATAAAGCTATTTCAAACTTCTTAACAAAATTTAGAAATGAGTTTTTAAATACTTTACCTGAAACTTTAGATGGTACTGTCGATAAAAGAAAACTAATTAAAAATATTAAATCTGTTTATAGAGCAAAAGGTACGGCAAGAGGACATGAAGTATTTTTTAGATTTTTATTTAATTTAGATTCAGAAGTTTTCTATCCTAGAGAACAAATGTTAAGAGTATCAGATGGACAATTTGATACTAAAAAAGTTTTAAGAGCAATTGGTACTGTTGGGGAAACATCAGATTTAGTAGGAAGAACAATTACAGGTCAAACATCTGGCGCAACTGCTATTATAGAAAATGTATTTAAATTTCAAATAGGTGCAAACACAGTAACAGAATTTATATTAAATGAAGATACTCTTACAGGTACTTTTGTAACATCAGAAGAAGTTAGAGGTACGGAAACAGATACATCAGATAGTTTTATTAAAGCAACTGTAACAGGTATACCTAATATTGTTACAATAACAAATAATGGTGGCTTATTAAGTCCTGATGATGCTATAACTTTAGCTGGTGGTGGTACATCTGCTATTATTCAAGTTGATAATGTAGGATCAGGAAAAGTTACAGAGTTATTAATAGATGACGCTGGTACAGGTTATGCCATAGGTGATGATTTAACTTTTACAAATACAAATTCAGGTGGTGGTGGTGTAGTTGCAAAAGTTTCAGTTGTAAATGGTAGTATAACACCAGAGAATGGAACAACAGGCGCAACATCAACAGATCATATAGTATTAGAAGATGAAACTGTGAGAGGTGATGTATATACAGGAAATAAAATTGTACAAGAAGCTGGATCAGGTAATGAAGATATTACAGACATAAGAATTATAAGTGGTGGTAGTGGCTATACATCTTTACCAACAGCAGTTGTTACAAGTAGTGGTGGTAGTGGCGCAAAAGTTATTCCATATGGTGCAGAGATAGGTAGATTACTTAATACTAAAAAGATTGAGTCAGGCGCAGGTTATGAGGCCTCACCTAGTCCAACAATGAGTTTACCAAGTACAATAATTGTTAAAGATAAAACAGGAGGTAGTTTTATAGTTGGAGAATCTATAACAGGATTTGATGCTAGTTCAACAGCAATAACGGCAACATTTGTTTCATTTGATTCTAGTAATAATTTGTTAGTTGTAAAAGATGCAACTGGCGAGTTTTTAACAAGTACAACAATTAGAGGTGCTAGTTCAGAAATTACTGCAACAGTATTAAAAAATGATTTAGCAACTGCTACAATAACAGTTGGTGCAGTTGTAGATACAGCTGGTTCTTTCTTAAATGAAGATGGACATTTATCAGAAACAACAATGAAAATACAAGATAGTCTATACTATCAGGATTTTTCATATGTAATTAAAGTTGGTAGATCAATTACTGACTGGCGAGATAGTTTTAAAAAGACAATGCACACAGCTGGTTTTTATTTTACAGGTCAAGTAAATATTGCTAGTCAAGTAAATAACCAGATTAGAAGTTTCACAGGTGTTAATAGTGGATTAGAATTTGACCCAGGTGTTGATCTAGTAATTAATACATTATTCTCTAGTATATTTGGTAGAAGATTAGGTACAGTAGATGATGGTACTACATTAAGAGGTACACCAGAATTAGGTGTTGATCCTGACTTTACAGATTCAACTAGTGAACACTTTACAGCGAATACTAGAGATTTAACTTTAAAAAGAGCAATATCTCTTAAATTTAGTTTAAATAAATTTCCTATTACTATTAGAGGTACAGCGAATAAATATGGGTTTGCGTATTGTGGACCAAGAATGAAAACAATAAACAAATACGCACTAAATATGATGAGTGGAAGTGATGGAAGAGCTGTGACAACTAATACAGGTGGTGCCTCAGATAGTACAGTTACAAAATCAATATCACCTATGCAAATGCATAATTGGGCGAATTTTAGATTGACAGGAACATACAATACAGATTTAGACGGTGAATTAGTACAATTCCAAGATATAACAAATAATGATTTAAAAACAAATTTAGTGCTACCTACGGAAATCACCGAAAGTTAGCGTATAAATATAAATGTAAAAAGAGGAAACAATGCCAGCCATAATAACAAACAAATTTAGAGTTCACAACCAAGAGCAGTTTGTGGAATCATTCACAGAAAGCGCAGCTAATGTGTATTACTTAGGAATAGGTAGACCACAAGCATACGCAACCGCAACAAGACCAGACGCAAGAACAGATAATTCAGGTTCAGACACAAGTCCATTAACACCTGTTGATTCTATAGGAGACGAGTTTTATCACTTTGACGATTTGCTGGCAGCTAAAAAAGTGACAAGTTCAGACGTTTCTATTGTTATTCCTCGTAGAAACTGGGCGACTGGTACAGTTTACGATTATTATAGACACGATTACGGTAATAGAGTTACAGGTGGTACATCTACTCAAACTGCCGCTAGTGGTGCAACAAATTTATTTGACGCAACATTTTATGTTATGTCAAGTGCATTTAATGTTTATAAGTGTTTAGATAATAATAGTGGCGCTAACTCAACAGTAGAGCCAACGGGTACATCTTCAACTATACTTACAACTGGAGACGGTTACAAGTGGAAATATATGTACACATTATCTGCTACTCAACAATCAAACTTTTTATCTACAGACTTTATGGCAGTTGCTACAAACTCAACAGTTGCATCTGCGGCAGTTGATGGTGCAGTAAATATATGTAAAATTAAAACAGCTGGATCAGGTGGTACTAATGGTACACATGCAAGTGTTCCAATTAGAGGTGATGGATCAAGTGGTGTAGCAACAGTTACAGTATCAGGTGGTGCAGTAACAGCAGTTACAGTAACAACTCCAGGTACAGGTTATACATTTGGTTACATAAGAAACGCTGACATAGTTTCAGCTGGAGCAACAAATTTATCAGGTTCAGAAATAGATGTTATTATTGAACCAAAAGGCGGACACGGTAAAAACGCAATTACAGAACTAGGTGGGTTTTTTGTAATGATGAACACCAACTTTGAAGCTGGAGAGACTTCAAACACAGGTGACTTTACTACTGCTAATGATTTTAGACGAGTATCTTTAATGAGAGATATAAAGTCTGGTGGTTCTGCCGCAACGGCAACTACTTTAAGAGGTACAAAAGCTGTATTAGTAACTAGTCCATCTGGTACATTTACAGCAGATGAAGAAATTAATCAAGCAACAACTGGCGCAGTCGGTAAGGTTGTAGAATGGGACAGTTCAAATAATATTCTTTATTACATACAAACAAGATTTAATGATGAAGGTTGTGACGCTAATGGTAATCTAACAGCGTTCTCTGGAGCAAATGCTATATCAGGTCAATCTTCAAGTGCATCAGCAACACCATCAGCTTCTTCAACAACAGTTGATAGCGTTGTATTTACTAGTGGATATAATTCTGGTGAAATAGATGCAGATACAGGAGATGTTATGTATGCAGAGAACAGATCACCAATTACCAGAGCAGCAGATCAAACTGAAAACGTTAAACTGATAATTGAATTTTAGAGAGGAATAAATGCCAAGTCCAACTGACTTTAATCTCT